CATTCTTTGAAGCATATGATGATTTCTTAAAGTTTATAAATGAACGTACTAATTGTAGTACTATCAAATGTGATATAGCAGAAGCAGATGATATCATTGCACGTTGGATTGCCAAACATCCAGATGATAAACATGTTATTGTAAGTAGTGATACAGACTTTGTACAACTATTATCTGACAATGTACATCAATATAATGGCATTACAAAAGAAACTATAAAGTTAGATGGTGTATATGATGATAAAGGCAAGCCTGTTTTAGATAAGAAAACAAAAGAATATAAAGTTCCTGCCGCACCTGAGTATCAATTGTTTAAGAAATGTATGCGAGGTGATAGTAGTGATAATGTGTTTAGTGCTTATCCCGGTGTAAGAGAAAAAGGCACTAAAAATAAGGTCGGCTTATTGGAAGCATATGCTGATAAGGATACCAAAGGATTTAATTGGAATAACTTGATGCTACAACGTTGGACAGATCATAATGGTAAAGAACACCGTGTATTAGATGATTATGAACGTAACGTTACACTAGTGGACCTTACTGCACAACCTGAAGAAATACGTAATTATGTAGATGAAATTATTAATAACCATTTAAAAGCGAAAAATAAATCTATGGTAGGTGCACATTTTATGAAGTTCTGCGGCAAATGGGACATGCAACGTATAGCAGAAAATGCTACTCAGTTTGCAGAACTATTACAAAAGAACTACCCAGAAGGAGTAGATAATGCAATTTATAGCTAAGCCAGTTTTAGAAAATAAGTTTTGGATACTTGAAGATAATGGCCAAAAAGTTGGGACTATTCGTAGTAATGAAAATGGTGTAACACTCACAGTTGGTAATCAAAACCAAACATTTAAGGCATTGTCTGAACTAAAACAAAAAATTAAAGTAGACTTTACAGGTAAAGAAGTAACAAAAAAAGAAACAAAAGAATATGAAGTACATGGTTATGCATGTAAAACAAAACCTCATAATCCTATATATGATTTAAAACGTAAACTTCCGTTATATACAAAAACCAGTGATAGTCAGAGCTTTTTCTGTGCAGGGTATTATGTAATACATTGGGAGGATGGTAATCATAGTCCTGCCTATTGTCCTAAACTTATTACCCTAAGCAGATACACCTATGATGGTCCATTTAAGACAAAACTGGAAATGCAAGAAACACTAAGAAGAACAAATGGCTAAACCACAATTTCCCACATTAGATAGATTAGCACATGGTTGTATTAACCTAAAACGAGATAGTATGAACATAAATGCACAAGATGCTCGTGCTATTGCTAACGAATATACTAAACTACTAGAATATATTACAGAGCTACAGGATACTATTATTTCTATAAAAAACAATGATGTAATTACTGTAGAAATAGATAACGGCACATTCTAAAAATCATTAAGTACGTATATATCTTGCTAAATAATAGTAGCATATTATTAGTGAGATTATAATGAGTAGACCTAAACCTACTGTAATACTAGAAAAAGTAGAAAAAGAAACTTACAAATCTGAGCAAGTTTTAGCAAGTGCAGGTATATGGGCAGTATATTATGATAAAAAGCCTATTAACCTTAAAACATTCAATATGCTTATTAGTTATCCTGGGCCTAAGTATAAAAAAGTTTCATTTAGTAATCCAGGCCATGCAATAAATCTTTGTAAAAAATTAAACAAACAATTTGATACAGATAAGTTCACAGTTGTAATTTTAGACAAAGGTAAGCAAGTATACCCTTAAAATGCCTACCAAAGACGAGTATACAATAGCATTTAAAGAAAACGACCCAGATAGTAGTGATATAGATTTTCAAGATGCATATGTTATATGGTGGCAAAACCAAAGGCGTGATGGTGGTTTTAGATTAACTCAACAGGGGTGTATGCATTGCATAGATAAACTGGAACTTGAATACTTTGAAATAAAATTAGAGGATATACCAAATACACCTGGTTTCCTTTTAGACCTTGACAAATACATAAAAACACCTTATTATATAAAGATAGTTAGAAACATAATAAAAAGTATTGTATTGTTTGATAAGAAGACACACTTTACACTGACTATGTATAACAACGATTTTAAAAAATTTATAAATGCACACAAAATTTAAAAAATGGTATACTAAAGAATTAGAAGATACTCATTGGAAATGGATAGTAACTGCAGAAGTAGATAGTGATACTACTTATGGACGGCGAAAGTTTTTAGAATGGATGACTAAAACATTTGGAGATTCCAGTAATCGCTGGAGTATTAGATGGAGTACATTGGGTGTAGACATACGTTTTAGCCAACCAAAAGATTATTTTAGATTTACCATGTTTCACAGTATTGAGCCAGAAAAGGAATAAATAAAGTATAAGAAGAATTCGCAAGTTGGGATAAGGCGCCAACACGTTCGTCTAGTTAAAATTAACTAGGCGGTTTTTTTTGACTGAAATAGGTTGACATATCCTGTATACGTGTTATTATTAAGAATAATTAGAAATAGGAGAGAGTCTAATGTTTATGGTCAAGTGTTTAATTAAACTACAAAATTGTGTAATGCGAGATGTTTGGTGCAATCCTAATAGTATTGTTCCAATGCCTTTTGCAACTGTAGAAGATGCACAAAAATTTGCAGAACAAAATGTTCTAAACAAAAAATTTGAGAATATAGGAAATGATAATTCAGTATTTGGTTTTCAAGTTGTTCCATTTAGTCCAAAGCCTTTTCAATCAGAATTAGTAGGATAGGAGATATTATGTATTGGTTAGAAATAGCAATGCCAGATAATGAGTTACTTGTTTGGGAGTACTTAAAACCAAGACAAGTAATTTTTCTACGTAATAATTACGTAAATTTAGGGTGTAAAGTTAGAACAGGAAAATATGACAAATAGGTTGACATATGTCAAATATATGTTATGTTTAATTATAGTTAATTAAAGGAGAGTCAAATGGCAGCAATAGATAGCAGAACTATTACAGTAAAACAAGCAGTTAGCAGAATTACTAGAGCACTAAAGAAAGATAGACCAGCATTTATTTGGGGACCTCCTGGTGTTGGTAAAAGTGAATTATGCCAGTACATAGTGGATAGCGGCGAGCTTGGCAATGCTAAACTAATTGACATTAGAGCTGCATTGTTAGATCCTACAGATGTTAGAGGCTTTCCTGCTCCTGACTTAGCAAATAACAGAATGGTTTGGTTACCTCCTGTGGATTTTCCAACTGAAGCAGAAGCTGCAGAATACGATAATATTGTTATACTATTTGATGAGTTGAATAGTGCAGCACAGAGTGTGCAGGCAGCATTGTATCAGTTGATACTTAACAAAAAAGTTGGACAATATGTATTACCTAAGAATGTAAAATTAGTTGCAGCAGGTAATAGAGAGTCTGATAAAGGTGTTACTTACAGAATGCCTACTCCTTTAGCAAACAGATTTGTACACGTTGAAGTTAGAGCAGACTTTGATGCTTGGTTAGACTGGGCAGTGCAGAACAAAATACATGAAGATGTAGTAGGTTACATCTCGTTTGCAAAAGCAGACTTATTTGACTTTGATCCTAGAGCAAGTGGTCATGCTTTTGCTACTCCTAGAAGTTGGACTTTTGTAAGTCAGTTTTGTGAAGATGATGATATCTCAGATGCAGAACTTACAGACTTAGTTGCTGGTACTGTAGGAGAAGGCATTGCAGTAAAGTTTATGACACACAGAAAGTATGCTAAAGATCTTCCTCTTCCAGCAGATATACTTGCTGGTAAAGTAAAAGAGTGCAAAGTAAAAGAGATATCTGCACAATATGCACTTACAATTGGTATGTGTTATGAATTGCAGAATACTTTTGAGACTATGGGCAAGGATAACAGTGATGCTTGGCATAAACTTGCTGATAACTTTTTTAGATTTATGATGGACTTCTTCCCAACGGAGATGACTGTTATGGGTTGTAGGGTTGCAATTAACCAGTACAATCTTCCTTTCCAACCAGATAAACTAAAACACTTTGATGAGTTTTATAGTAGATTTGGAAAATATGTTGCAGCAAGTAATGAGGACTAAAAATGTATAGAAAAAAACAAACATTAGAAGACGACTTTGGCATATGGTGGAATATGCCAAAATATGAGAATCAAGATTTTGAAGCAAGAAAATATGCAAAAAATATGATAACTGAAATTGGACTTGGTAAACGTTCGTGGCCTGGTCCAGAAAAAGACGTAAAATACTTCGTTGTTTTGGATAATGGCAAGTGTGTTGGTTTCCGTCACGGTATGAGTGAGAGTGGAAAACGTAGAGCAAAGTATGCAGAGTTTCCTGTATACGATTATATAGGTTGACACATAAAATATATATGTTAATTTTAGAAATAATTTAATTTTGAGGAGAATAAAATGAGCTTTCCATTTGTATATGAAGAGATTACTCGCAAACCTAATCCAATGAAAAATATAAATCCACTTGCACGTTCAAGTGGAAAACGAGTCACACTGTTTGATCGTGTTACACAATTACAAAATGCCAATGCATGGCAAAAGACTGTACGAAAGCATTTGGATTCAGATACAACATTTAATATATTAGACATTCCAAAAATTGCTTATGTACAGTTAGGTGATGTTATTATTGATGAAGACATCCAACGTCTATTAGATGAAAAGCATTGTGCTAATAAGATTGGTGGAGCATTATTTAATCCACGTTATCTTGCACCAATGATTTGTATTAAAACAAGTTCAGATGAATACGTAAGTATTGATGCTCAACATAGCACAACTACTGTAAGTGGTTTGATTGATGCAGGATTATTTGTAGATGCTGAAGGCAATATAGTTGCAGACTGGCGTGATATTGAATATCCTTGTGTTTATGTGGAAACTGATGATCTAAGTTTTGCCCGTAAAGCATTTGGTATTCTAAATGGTAAAGGTAAACTACGTCAGAGCAAATACAATGAGCTTCGTAATGCAGTATTCTGTGTTCGTATTGATAACAATACAGATGATGAAGAAGATGTAATTGCAGAACGTAAAGTACAGATTGCAGAAAAGCATAACTGTTATCCAGTGGAACAACATAGTAATCTAAGCAAGTACCCTGGTACATTTACACACATTAGTTTGTTTAACAATGCAAGCGAAGAAGCACTTGAACTCGCATTTGGTTGGCACAATAAGTACTTCCACCAGGATACAGTACATGCTAGTTTATTCCCATTGTTCCGTGATATTGTTCGTGACTTTAATAGTGCAAAAATTACTGTAACTGAAAAGTTGCTAGAAGAAATGGCAGCAATGGTACAGGGATTATTTGGAGACTTGGAAGAGTTTGGTGTTGCAGCTATGCAATCACAAAGAAAGTATAGTACTGAACGTTATGGATACGAACAGAACTGGTCAGATGATATGTACGCCGTTGCATTCTTCCAATTATATGTACGTTTAGGTGGTACTGAAAATGTTCCAATGCCATTATTGGACAAGTACTTTGATCCTAAAACTAACACAAACTTCTCAGACTTCTTTGCCAGTGAAATTATTGAACTAGCAGATGTAGCATAATG